GAACAATAATGCGTGGAACTTTTGTATTCGGTGAGCGCGATTTATCACGCACAACCTTTAGCATATCCTTGAAACCAAACTTTCTTACCGCCGCACCTACTTCAAGTAGCGCATTCTGTCGAGATACATTGATTGGCTCGCGGCGAACAATTCCAGCAACATAGTTGAGTTCGGCGGCGCCGGCAAGGTGAATACGATCTCCACGCGGCTTATCGGCAGGATTAAACTCCATAACGTTGGCGCCGACGGGAGCGAGCCAAATATAATCGAGTCCAGAGGATGCCGAGGAACCAAAGATCCACGAAGCGTGGGCAAACGCTTTGCGCCGCACCGCCGCGGAGTCTGTATCAGATACATAGCGAACAATCCATCCCTTAGAGAAAATATATTCAGCAACAGAGTCCGCCCATTGACGTGTACATAACGCATCGGCAGCATCGTCTACGCAAAAGACGGCAACCGGTAGCTCAGGAACATCATCAACAGGCTCAATCAGTTCGCGAAGTAGCATAATGTCCTCTGCCGAAACTAGCATATGCTCAGTCGAAGGTGGTAACGCCCAAACATCGTCGGAATAATAATTCATATCATCCATCATCGGTACAAGTGTAATATTTCCCTTTTCCGCCACGGACCATACACAATCGCGTAAAAATGGAGTAATATCGGCAAGTTGTGGCACTAGAAATTCAGGCACCGTTAGATTACACGACTTGAGCAACCGACGAATTGTTAGAACCTTAGGTAGATAATATAGAATCCATTGGCTGAGCGTTGTCTTGCACGCATCGGCGATTGGAATAGAAATGATTGAAGGAACGTGGATTGACGGCATCATATTGCTTACACGTGCATTTTCCCAGGCACTGATCCATTCTTTATGCGGACCGACAAAGATATCTTTGAAGGAGCTAATTAGACCCTGGCGGTTCACAAAAATGCCACCCTGAAAATGATACAAAGGAAGTGCTTCGGGCGCGGGCGTATACATATTTTGTTCGCCAGCTTGGAAATTATAAAGATCGCCGGCATCTGCATCTGCCGTATGACGCAACATTGTGCAAATCGCCTTGGGAGTAGTATCAGCTACAGCAAGAATAGGTCGCGGAAACGACTTACGAAACGCAGTACGATTCCACATCGATTCGAGCGCCACCGGTAGTTTTCCCGCCACATCAAGATTTTTACAAACACGCATAGACTGAATAGGCGTAGGATCTAAGTAGAGAAATACGGGACGATAAAGAACATCTTTGGGTTCATAGTTGCGAATATTTGAATTGTGAAGATGCATCGTTTTAATTGAATAGCCAGGATTGACAACTAAGAACTTATGCCGAAGCATTGCAACCGTGATTACATTATCACAGCCAGATTGACCGAAAGGAAAACCGAGTTCCGTTTCATCGGGCTCAAAATCCATGGAATCTCGTGCAAGAATCCAAGTATCCTGAGAATCTGCACGTGGACCGTATATATGAGAGCCACCATCGGACCCACCGCTCACGCCCTTGTCTTCCCAACGTAGAATCGCCAAGAAAAGTCGCTTCTCAGCCAATGAAATCTTCCATAGATAAGACAGCGTATCATTAAACCAGATATCAGAATTTGAAAAGATAACAAATGCGCCCGCCGGCACATGTTCTTGAATCGCCTTAAATACATCATAGTAACGTAGACGCTGACCCAATATAACCGTCGTAATTTTGGGCGACACCGGCAAATCCTTATATTCGACCTCGTTAAGTAGAAGAATATTATCAATCCAAGGACACTCTATATTTTTCTCAAGACAATGGCGAATCTCGCGAGCGCGACGCGATGTTGGATGACGAAAATACTGTTGAATTAACCACGTCTGTGGAATAATTGAGTCGTCGGTATCCGCCGCCACCGAAACAAGTTGCTTTAGTGTCGTATCCTCAAGAGAGCGCATCCACGCATCGTATACAATACGTGCACCAAGGTCCAACTCGTCACGCACACCAGCCGCCGCCCAAGTCACAACGTTCATACGTAGTAGATGAGCAAGACAGAGAATGATCTTTTCATAAGAGTCGCCACATTTTACTGGCTCGCCCAAAAACGGATAATTCTCGTGAAGTTCTTCGATAGCCAGGGCGTGATCTAACCGCAGACCGCGCGCCTCTAGACTTTCCACGACCGCCGTCGGTGCCACCACTAGGCATTCCGAATTGTCAGAGAGCACAGGATTCAGTACAGCCATCCACGCATCAATATCGGCATTTGCGCTCAGCACAACCGCTACAAGCGCGTCATTGCCGACGACGTTTACTGCCTCGGGCTCCGTCACTACACAGTGCCAGCGACTCCAACGTTTCCCAGGACAAAATGAAGCACGCGCCCATAGAAGAGTTTTACGGTCTGAGGTAATATGTGTCTCAGAGCGTAAGATACGTATAGGTTTTCCAGTAATTGGATGGCGCGCTTCCATTGTCCGAATTAATTTTAATATGCCATTAGGCTTTAACCCTCAGCAACTTAGATGTGTATAAGGTAAATCAATCCTGTCTTTGCTAATACATCCATAATGGCATAGGCAATAGTTGTATATTTCTTCTCGACCTTAGTATATTCTTCCGCCCAATACACTGCCGGATAAAGCGACCATACAGCCAATGTTAGATATACAGCAAGTTTATGTTTTGTTTGTTGTAATAGGAGCGCAACAATGGGTAAAAAGGCAAGCATACCTAGGGCAAAATATCCTTTGGATTCCAGCGGATCCTTTGTCTTCGTGCCGAGATAGCCGGCAACAATCATTAATACATCGCAGGCGACCATTGGTAAAATAACCGAAAGGGGTACATCATTTACGTAGAGAAGCGCGGCAAGCATCAGGGGAGTTGTTAGCAACCAGTCACTATGACGCCAACGATCTGAGTCTTCGGGGTGCGCCATAATCTGAGAGTAGGCGAGACAGGCAATCGTGGGAATAATTGATAACGCAGGTGATGCAGAAAATGCTGTAATTACAGAAACGATGAAGAATACTGTAAACGCTGAGGAAACTGCAATAGTATCCCACGCTCCGCCTTGATGAATTTTTTGACCTATAAAAAATCCAGGAATAATGATACGAGGAGCAATAGCTGATAATGCGGCTCCCATTCTATACATAGATTAGATTATTCAATAGTAGGCGGCGCCGGTTAAAACCGCACCATTAGCGGGTTCTCCAATAACATAGGATGTAAATGTCGTCGACACATAGCCGGTGCCTGCGCTATATCCGCCGTTCGGCATTGTAATAGTTGCTGTACTTGTCCTATAATGATAAGGACCATAGGTTACTGTAGTCGCACCGCTAATATTTACATCAAAGTTAACATATGATGAGAAGTTGGCTACTCCAAATGTGCTAAAGAGATACATACTCCAACCGACACGAAGCTGTGTTCCTGTAGAATATATACGAATATTTAATGGATCAATACGGGTATTACTTCCAATGGAGGAGACACTGAGATTATATGTATTTTGGTAAGGCCAAATATTTGCTAAAGTTGTATATAAATTGCTATTATAAATGCTATAGATATATTCCATTCTATATGCGGAATTTGCAAGAGATGGTAAGGTAGGCCAGACAGATTGATTTTGTATGGCACTCCATCGATTAAAATTCATAGATAGCAAATTGCTATTCTGAGTATATGCTTGTGTATTTGTGCTAATATCAAGTAAAATTACACCTTGTTTGAATGGTATGCCATTAAGATTTGATTGATTATATGTTACTTTATATATATTATTTGCGACATTTGTAATATTATTCACTTTAACAACAAAATTTGTATTACTTGCAAAGTTGAGTGTAGCTGTAAGATTAGTTCCACTGAGTGTAATAAACTGAGTTGTAACTAATGATGACAAAGTTGTGTTTGTATTACCTGTAATTGTTGATACTTGAGTTGTTAAATTATATAACGATGATGATATATTGCTTGTTATTGTGGATAAGGCAGTTGATACTTGATTGGAAAGTGTAGAGATTGAGGTTGATGCAGCGGTATTCACAGTAGAAACAATAATTGATTGTATTAAAGATGTTTGTGTTGACAACGAGGTTGATAGATAATATACATATGCCGCATTTGTACTATTAATTAGATTCACTGTATATTGCTCTAGCTCTATAAAGGTAGAGTAAATACCTTCTAGAATACTACTTGTAGTAATATAGGCAAACTGTGTGCTAAGATAACTTATTTGAGCAATATTTTGATTTGTAGATCCGGTTAGGCAACTTATACTATATCCATTTGCTGATGACAACTGCGTAATATAGAGATTTGTAGAATACAGTCCACTTGACAATGATACAATATTACTATTTATTGGCGAAATATTTGTGCTAAAAAAAGTACTTACGAGCATCCCCGCACCCGTTGTAGAAAAATAATTAAAATTTGTTTCGAGGGTTGATAGGCGAGTATCATCATAGCTTAACATAGTGCTTATTGTGCTAATTTGCCGTGAAAGACTTGCCGATGTACTCAACAAAGCATTATTAATCGATGTACTAAATAAATTCAGTTGATTTGCAGACACTTGGGAACTTGATATTGTAGAGAGTTGTTGCTGCGTCCATACGACTGTTGATGTAAGTCCATAATTAATAAGACCGATTAATAATGTCGATGTAGTAGCATCCTGAATACCCATACCGGTGCTCATTGTAGAAAGCCATAATTGTGTAGATAAGTAGAGTTGATTCACGGCACTATTATAAGATGATACATTTGATAATGTATTTACAGTACTGAGACATACATTAAGAGTGCTTTGATAATACGAATTGAGCTGAATTTGAAATGAATTTGCGGTTGATAAAAATGCGTAATTTAAATTTGTTGATTGAATACTTGATAAATAGTTAAAAACCGAACTAAACGACGAATATGTATAATATTCAAGGGTACTTAGTTCACCTGATAATCCAGTACCGTATGTAGTATCAATAAGTGTACTTAATGTAACGTATTGATTTACAAGTGCAATTCCAATACTAGTACTAAAGGATGAAAGGGCAGTAGGACTTATAGTATTACTCCAATAGGTCTGACCTTGACCATTCGCATACAGTGTATAGAGTGAGGAAATAGGATAATTTCCGCCTGTACGAAAGTTTAATTGCTGAAGCAATAAACTGTTTAAATTCGCTCCCGTAGGATACGCCATTCTAACGTTGTAGGGCATTTTTGCCAGCTCTCTGAATACGCAGGAACCCCATCATCTAAAAACAACTTATAGACGTAGAGTAAGAGTATCATGTCCAATTCAGGAGGACTTCTCCAGTTGGTTGCTACCGGACGGCAAGACATATATCTTTCCGGTAATCCACAGACGACTTTTTTTAAACAAGTCTATCGGCGCTATACAAATTTCAGTATAGAGACCCAGCGCATCCCGTTTGATTCTGCCGTTGACTTTGGAAAACTTATTACAGTTACAGTGCCGCGACAGGGTGATCTATTATCACAGGTCTATCTACAAATAAATCTGCCGCAGATTACACCGGCAGGACCGGTACCGCAGCCACCAGGTATTGTAACTGAACAGCCGACCAATTATTCACAGATTACTAACTCTGTCAGCTGGGTCAATGGTGTCGGTTACGCAATGATTGATTATATTAGTATTTGGATTGGTCAACAGGAGGTTGACCGCCATTATGGCGAATGGATGTATCTTTGGACGCAGCTCAGTACACCGGGGTCAAAGAAAGATGGTATTTACTATATGACAGGAACCCAAGAGGTCTTTAACGACCAGTCGCAATCAGGTCCTCTTAATCTCTTGGTTCCGCTTGATTTCTGGTTTTGTAAGAATCCAGGTCTTGCCTTACCGCTTATTGCGCTACAGGCAACACCGGTGCGCTTCTATATTCGACTCAAGAATGGTAATGATATGGTATTTAGCAATAGCTTAGAGAACGCAATTCTGAATAACAGTCCTAATTGTCCAACTGCGCTTACCGCCACACCGGTTACAATCACTGATATGGTGATGTGGGGTGATTATATCTATTTGGATACAGAGGAGCGCCGCCGCTTTGTAAGCTCACGCCACGAATATCTCATCGAGCAGGTACAGCAGCAGAAGCGTTACAGTATTCCATTAAACACAACGCGTATTTCGGTACCGTTAGTCTTCAACAATCCGATTAAGGAAATGGTGTGGGTAGTAAATGAGGATCGTATGCAACAGGCGCACGAATGGTTTAATTACGGTAGCCGTATGTTGAATGAGACCGGTATTCCTAACTTAGATATTATTGCTTCGGCGCTTCTACAATTCGACGGTTATGATCGCTTTGAGGAGCAGGCGGCACAGTATTTCCGTTTAATGCAACCATGGCAACGTCATACGGCAGTTCCTAATGATTTTATCTATGTATATTCCTTCAGTTTAGCCCCGGAGGCAGAGCAGCCTATGGGAACGTGTAACGGCAGTCGCCTGGATTCTATTGTATTACAGTTGACAATGAATCCACAGGTAAAATCATATCCTGCAGGTGTTACAACATATGCTACAAACTATAATGTGCTACGTATTGTTGCCGGTCTAGGTGGCGTTCTATTCACTGTATAAATTAAGATAAAAACCATTAGAGATGTCGTCCGATGGTGAGGAACAAATGGCAAACCAGACGGAGGTACCACCCCCGCCGTTTCCACCGGCACCGCCGTTTCCACCGGCTCCACGGATGCCACCGGACCCATCCTTTAGCGGCGGCATTGGCGCAGATGGTTCCAATGGTGGCAATGATGCCGATGGAGATGCAGGAGGAAAAGGGAAGGGTCATCACCATATTTCTGATATAGATACGTGGAAACATCCCGATAGAAACTATTATGTGTTAGTTGTACTTTCTATCTTGTTAGGATTGCTAGGAATGGACCATTTCTACTTACGTAGTTTCCATACAGGTATGATGAAAATAATTTTGAATGTATTATCTCTTGGAATGTGGTATTTATGGGACGTTATACAAGTTGTCTATGATGGCAAAAAGGTAAGAAAGGAGGGACTCGCTTCGCCCTTTGATTGGATATGTGGCATTGGTAGAGGTGTATTTACCTCTGAAAAGACCGATGCGGATCCGAAAAAATATATCGCCGAGAAATCGTATCTTCTTTACGCAGTTTTAGCTATATTCTTGGGCTTTTTGGGAGCAGATAAGTTCTATATGGGTGAGACGTGGCAGGGATTAGCGAAACTCTTGAGCGTATTTAATATTTTCCTTTTCTTGTTTGGAATCTTATGGGTGCTGTGGGATGCGACACATGCGCTCTTTATGACAAAGGATGTATTAAATAATGGTATTTGGGCACCGATGCCGTACAGTTTCTTTTTCAAGGAGCCGATTGACGGTAAGCAGTTCTTAGTGAACCATTTGGTTGTGCCGCACAAGGATGATGGAAAGCAGGGTGGAATGGGCGGATTCGGTTTCAATCCGATGGCAATATTTAATGCTCTGAATCCGATAACACTTGCAAATCAGGCAAAGGAGTCGATTGAGAAGGTTT